CAGCTCAATTATTAATTCTTAAAAAAGAAGCGAAAGACGCTGCTATTGCATTTGGTGAAGAAAGCAAACAAGCTCAAAGAGCAGCAAAAGCAGCATCAGATTTAGACCAAAGGATTAAATCAGCCGATAAAGCAGTAGGAGACTATCAAAGAAACGTTGGTAATTATTCAAACGGATTAGTTAATGGTTTTCAAAAAGTGTTTTCTAGTGTTCGACAAATAGCATATATTTTGCCGGGTATTGGAATTGCTGGAATATTTGGACTTGCTTTAGACCCATTGTTTGAATATATTAAAGGATTAAAAGTAGTTCAAGATATGTTTGGAATAGAAACAGAAGCTATTAAGAAATCAAAAGAAGCCACAATCGAGAAAGCAAAAGCAGAAGACGAAGCAAGAGGTAAATTAGCATCATATCAAAGCGACGAAATAAGCCGTTCAAAAATACTTTTAGAAAATGCTAAAAATATAGAATTACCTTATAAAAAAAGATTAGAATCTATAAAAGAATTACAAACACGTTATCCTGATTATCTTGGAAATTTAAGTAAGGAACAATTATTAGCTGGTGATACTGCATTAGCGGAAGAAAAACTTAATGATGCATTAATAAAAAGAGGAATTGCTTTATCTTCTCAACAATTAATCCAAGAGGAAATTAATAACGGTTTAAAAAATGAAAAATGGATTTCTGATAAATTAAATGAAATTCAGACTAAAAGATTAGAATTAGGAAAGCAAATAAATGAAATAGACCCATTTACTAAAAATGAAAATCTAAAAAAGAAGTATGATGAGTTAAGCGTTCAACTTACTAGATTGTTTTATTTAGAAGGCACTCTTAAAGAACAATATTCAGATAAAAATAAGAAAATACAAGATAGTATTAAATTTTATATAGACCAATATAATGCTAATGCAAAATACTTAGGCGTAGTTCATGAAGAAGAAAAAGCTACTAAAAAAAATACTAAGGCTAAAAAAGAACTTGAAGAAGCTACGACAAATTCTAAAAAAGCATTTGAAGAAAACATTAGGGTATTGGAAAATCAATTATCTCAACTTGATAGATTTTCAGCTTCTTATGATTTAGTTAATGGACTTTTAGAAATTCAAAAACATTTATATGACCAGCTTTTTGGAACTATAAAACAAGGTCAAGAAGAAACTATAAAAGGTTTAGAATTAACAGAAGAACAAGTTTATGCCGATTATTATGCGTGGTTAAAGTTAAAAGATGCTACAAATGAATACATAAAAACTTTGTCTAGTAACGCTTTTAATAAAGCATTTAATGATATTGGTTTAAATTCTGCTAAAATGTTCCTAGACTTTGACGAAAATGGTCAAAGTACATTTGATAAATTAATTGAAGGAGCGGATAAAGTATCTGAAAGGTTTGCGATTACTTTTCAAGCCGTTGGTGATTTATCTCAAGATGTTTTTAATAAAATGGTTGATTTGTCTAATAGAAGATTTGATATTGAAAGAGAAAATTTAGAAAAGTCAAAACAAATAGCTTTATTATTTGCTGGTGATACAACAAGTGCTATACAAAATATTGAAGATCAATATCAAGAGAAACAAAGAGCAATAAAAAATAGAGAGGCACAAGCCAAAAAGAAACAAGCCGTTTTTAATATTCTTATTGACACTGCGCAGGGCGTAGTTGCTGCATTAGCCTCAACGCCTCCGAACGTACCTTTATCAATTGCCATTGGAGTTATTGGAGCGTTACAAGCTGGAATAGTCAACTCTCAAGAAGTTCCTCAATTTTTTAAAGGAACAGATAACGCACCAGAAGGTATAGCATGGACGCAAGAAAAGGGACGTGAAATCATAACCGATAAATCAGGTAAAATTAAAAGTTACGGTAGTGACAAAGGCGCACAATTAACATATTTGAATAAAGGAGACAAAGTATTCACTGCTGAAAAGTCCGCTATGATGTTTAACGAAAATCTTAATAATTTGTTAGTGGATAACGGAATTGATATGCCTAAAATACAAATCAATAATCAAGCGATAACCGATGCGCAAATTAATAGAATAGTTGATACAATCGCTAATAAAGAAACAGCAAACCTTAACATTGACAAATCAGGATTGAATTTCTTTGTTGGTAATGGACATTCAATAAAAGAACGTACTAATAATAGAGTAACCTTTAAAGGACAATCAGTATAATGGCTAACAATCCCTTAGATACAAATGCTTTTACTCATTACCTTAGATTTATTTCATTAGGTAAAACGGAACTGTACCAAATTGCAGAGCCAATAGGTTTTGATACTGCAAACTTTGTGAAAAAGCAAGAAGCGAAAAGATACGCTCGCTCAATTGAATACGCTAGTATTGACAAACTTACCTTTGTTGATGCGGTTGGCCAGAGTATTGAAACACCACAAATCATAAACCCGCAAGGCGATAGTAGTAATTATTTAGATTATGGCTTGCAATGGCTATTATCAATTTATAATGATTTTGGTTTTGAAAGCAAGTGCGAATATGTATTAGAAAAAAACGGCGTACAATTTAGTAATGGAATGTTAGATTTTACAGAAAAAGACATTACAGATGGTTATACTTATATTTCATGTAAACTAATTCAAAAGAATAAAGTAGCCGATTTAAAAAGACGTATTGATGACAAATTCAATGCTTTTAGTACAAAAAATGCAAAGCAAGAAACAATAACTCCTATCTCTACTCAAAACCTACTTTTAAAAGGATTGATTATACCAAAAGCAAGTAGTTGGAATAGTCCATCAGAATTTATACTAACCACTTATACTTTAAGTAATTTAGGAACAAGCGATAGAACGCATCGATGGAATCACTGTAAGAATATTGTGAAAGATGGAGTAAATAATACTCTTACATTTTTAAACGATTTCAATTCTTACAATGATATTTTAAATGCAAATGCAAACGATTTTAAATATATTAAAGCAGAAAAAGAGTTGTTTGATGTCAAGATAAAAATATCTGATTTTGTTTGGAATTATTATGTAGGAGCTGCTGGTGTTGGAAATCCTAGCGGATATGCTACAAACCGATTTGTTATTGCATGGGGGCAAAACACATCAACACCATTAGGTTATATCGATGTTATAAGTCAACAAACATTTAAAAACAATAGCGTTACCAAGACTATAAATGATATATATAATATTCCTTATGTTCCTGCTGGCGCATTTATATTTATTTATTTTGAATCTTATGTAAGACAATCTGATAGTTTAGGAGGTGAAATTTATTGTGATAACAATATAACACAATATAACATTGAAATATCAGTTAACGAAAAGTCAATTGACCAAGTAATAAAAGCGTGTAGGTGGATTGATTTAATCAAACAATCCTCTTTGTATTCGTGTGGAATTCCAGTAAACGCTCCGTTATTTGAAAGTGACGGTATACACTATAACAATATGGTTTTTAACCGTAGAATGATTAGCCAAAATACAGATAGTTTTTATTGTACACCTAAAAACGCATTTGAAAGTATAGAGGAAGTTAATTGTGATTATGAACCAAACGAAACCGAAATATTTATAGGACATCAAGGCGACTTTTATACAAATCAAGAAGTTGCAGTATTTCAAGTTATACCTAGTGAAGATTTTACCATTGAAGAAAACGACAGATGCGCCATAAATAAATTTTCATTTGAATATAAAACCTTTGAACAAGACCGTTCATCTGAAAACACAGATTTAGCAATACATACTTCTACAGAATGGCTTATACAAAATGATAACGTTGAGAATAAAAAAGAAATAAGTATCGAGTTTGTACGTGACCCTTTATCAATACAGAAAGTTGTTGATTTAGAATTATTACAACCTACAACATCAACACAAGAAGATGACAAGGCTTATATTTCAAACGTGATACAACTTGCTCCTAGTTCATTTAACGAGTTTGGACGTGTTTTATTATGCAGAATAATCGATGGTAATTTAGAAATACTCAACAGAACTAGCGATGGGTCAAGCGATGTTTTTATCAATTGGCTTAGTTTAGGTTTTGGAGTAAATGCAACTATTACTATTACAGAGGGTTCTAATTTAGGAACTTACAAAGTAGTAGCATTGACACGTTCAATATTAACATTAGAACCTATAACAGCAACTCCAACAAGTCAAGGCGATTTATTTATAAGAATAAAATATTTCTATACAGATGTATTTTGGACTACAAGAACAAACGAAGGGTTTAGCATAGGCGATTTCCCAAATCAGGCTTATTCGATAAAAAGAAATATGAAATATTTTAGTGAATATTTTTCTAGTTGTTTACTGTATCAGAAAAAAGATATTATAAATAGTTATTTTAAATCAAACGGAACTTACCAAAGTCAATTAAATAGCGAAACAACACCTTTAATAGAAAATGCAACGGTTACTTATAATAGTTTAAGTTTGCCTTATATTACACCAAAAATCTATAAGTTAAATTGTTATGCTGAATTTCAAGATATTTTAAACTACTTAGAAACGTATAAAACACAAAAAGGATTTATAAGAACTTTTGATAGTAATGGACGTGTAATAAAAGGATATGTTAGAGACTTAGACCACCTTTGGAGTGGAAATAAATTATCTTTAACAATAGAAGAAAAATTTGAAACTATTTATTTGGTATTAACTTATGTAGATGGCATATTAACAGTTAACGATGCGGTTTATGATTTATCAGGAGTTTCTAATTGGTGGAAGTTTGAAAATGATTACATAAAACTGTATGATAGTAAAAACATACCTTTATCAAACTTTTATAAATATAATTTTGTAAATTTGAACGGAATTGTGTATAATAGCAAAAATGAATTAATAACAGCACTTTTAGCACTATGATAGATTATTCTTTTATAAG